GCTTTCACACGCATGAAAGAAGGTGTCTACGATATTGAAGGTAACGCGGGGCGCGGAGGAATATGTTGTTCCAGCTTCCCTAGCCGACATGCTTTACGAGTGGCCCAACCTTGTGAGTGTAATCCGGGACGACTATCGCGACGTTGAGCACGCTTGGTTCTTTCCTTACGGCCTTTACGGGCTGGGAGAAGATTCCGGCATGTTCATGTACGCCACTAACCGACCAAACCTATAAGGAGACCTAGCTATGGTGAACGAATCGCGCTTCCAAACAGTGATTCAGAGCATCCGGGACGATCCCCAAAAGTTTATCTACGAGCAGTTCGCGCCGGGAGGAGTTTTTGAGAACTGCCCCGTAACGCGCGGCGACCTAGACTGTATCCCCATATTAATGCGATTACTGGTACATGAGCGCATCTTTCTCACAATTACAGTATGGAAAAGTGATGAATTTGGTTACAGTATGGAAGCGTACCGGGCATACATCAGTTGGGGGAAGCCGGAAACATGGGAATGCAACTTTACCCCACAACCCATTTATACGGATGTGGACGATCAGCCAGAGTTTATGCCAGCATACGCGATGGAAGATGCGGGATGGGCGTGGAGACATTACAAGACTACCATTCCCGCGCGTAACTATCTTCCTGAACATGCGTGGTTCTTCCCGGGTGGGCTTGCGGAAGCGCTTGACGGAACAAGCTGGCTAGACTATGTTAGTAACGTGCCTAGCGAAACAAAGGAGGAATGAAGTGGTAGAGAAACTTAAGCGTATCGAAATCGGGATTATCGGATCAAACAAGGTTGCACGCACCCTGCCGATGTCCGAAGAAGAGGCAGAAGTATGGTATCAGAGTTTTTGGGCAGTGGTGCAGCACAATGATAGTATCCGTCTCCCCGAGATGAGACTTATGGTTCCGACTCACGCGGTTGCATGGATCGAAATCGTAGACTACAATGAGGGTGAAGAATGATACCACGCTACTACGATACCGCGCCTTATCAAGACGTGGTAGAACACTGCAGGAAATACCTAGATGCAAGACTCAAAGCAGTAGAAGCAAAGCTAAAAACAATACGCGAAGAAAGCGAACAGCCTACACGGGTTGTTATTCTTAAAGACTCTGCTATGATTAAAGAGTGGGAAGTAATAGTAGTAAGAAAGGGGAACAGTGTATGGGAATCGCCAATTGGCCGCGCGAAGTAGCCCAAGAAGTACGCGAAAATCCCGCAGAATTCCTACGCAAAGCCTTCGCCACAGGAGGTTTTCTAGCAGACACGGAATTCAAACTATATGCGGAAGCCGGGAAACCGTTCGTCATGCGGCTAGAAGAAGCATGGCTCCCCTATTTGCAGATCGACTACTGGCGGCCCATGACAGCGGGCGGCGTCATGCTCAACCAGCTAGTAGCATCACCCCACAGGCCCTACGGTGAGACAGAACCAAGGTGGACGCTGAACGCGCACTATCAAACGATCTACCGTGCAGGGCTCCCGTGGAGCGTGGTCACAGAAGGAGAGGTCAGCGACATGGCCGAGTCTGTTTGGGAAGAAGATGCTGCCAGCATCCTAACGCGGCGTGGGACGCGGAAAGACGCTTGGCTATTCCCCTACGGGACCAGCAAACTAACAGAGGGCGGGGACGAGACCGTTCTTCACTCGCGCAACTATTAGGAAAACCCGAACAGTTGACACTGCTTGAAGGATTATGATACGATAGCGGCAAGCGACAGTAAGGAGAGAAAAGATGTATACTCAGCAAGGACGGGAAGAGTTCGACAGAATCGTAAAAAACCCGCTAGAGTTCCTTCGGGAAGAACTGGATGAAGGCGGCGCGCTATGCACATCAATCTTCAGCTACAATGACATAGAAGATGCGCCGATACTTCTCAGATTCAGCGGCGGGTTCGCACCTTGCGTCCATGTAGACATTTTAGGGCGGTACGGCGGTGTTGTTTCGCTTGCTTCCTACCTAACATTCTGGAAACCTTGGCAAACGGGAGTAACCAAGTGGCGGATTTCACAGTTCAACCTGGGGGAAATCTACGTCCCCCGCGACTACGCTGGAACAGCGGAGGACATCGGCACTCAAGAGATGGAAGAAAAGTGGGGAAGGGCAGTAATGCAAGCAGAGGCGGAACCGCGTTGCGCATCGGTATGGTACTTTCCGCGCGGGACACGGGCCGCACGAACCTACTCGGACGCGGCACTATTCCACGCTAACAGCAAAGCGCAAACAGGTGAACACTATGCCGCATGGTAAAGCAAAAGAAAACATTATCAAACAGATTCAAGACGATCCAGCGAGACGAGAAAGGAAAAACTATGAAGCTAATCGACCTTAACAGCCGCGTACACGACGCTTGCACCAACGTCATACGCAGGATGGAAACAGCCGACCTAGCGCGCCCAGCGGGGCTTACCAGCGCAGCGTCCCTAGCCTACCGGATGCTCTTCAACTGGCTAATGTCAGAACACGGTTACGGGCCAGACGATCCAGTGGAGTGGGCGACACGCAGCACGCGGGCTGTAATCACCATCCGGGAACTCGCCACGGAATATCGTATGCTCGCTGAGACGAGTGAAGATTACGACACGCGGAGCGTGTTGCAGGATGTTGCTGTTGCGTTGAATACTCTTGCGCATGAAATTCAACACGCGCGTGTGGAGCCAGAGCCTGAGCCTAAACTGGAGCCGGGAGTACTCAAATGCGCAACGCACTCTACTATGATCGACTGGGACGACGACATTAAGGATCTGTATGAAGCCTCTGTCAAACACCTTCGAAAGGTCGCTGATATCGTAACAGAAAAGCTAGGCGAGAAATATGTAGAGGTGTTCTCTACTCTATTGTGGAAGGCTTGCGCGTGCCAAGAGTTTATTAACACGATCACTAGGGATAAAAAACTTCAGCTCATCGAAGCCGCAGTGATCGTCAGAGGGCTGGTAGCGCAAATTAACGACCTGTGGTTTGACACCCACATACCTGAAAAGGAAGAGATTCTTGAGGACGCGCGGGACGTGTTGCGCGAGCTTGAGCGCACTATTCTAGCCGCTATGCCAAGCGACGACACGGAACAGTGACGCATGGCACTATAATAGAATATTGTGGGGACGCTAGACGCAAACCAACACGCTATGATACAATCATGGCAGCGGGGCACGCCTAGCGTCCCCGTATGTTTTACGCACCAAACAGGAAGGACACAGAAAGCCATGACAAAACAAACCAGCACTCCGGGATACTACACGATCCCAGAACTAACAGACAAAGACCTAACCAGCCTCAAGTACCCCGTACACGTCGCCAAGGTAACATCCCCTCACATCGTAACGCTTTACGCCGAAGGTAGTCACCTTGCCATGTCAAGCATGGTGCCGGATAGTGTGGACTTCGACCTGATTAAACAGTTCTGTTTGTTGTCCCGGCAAGAAGAACAACTCCTATACGACTTTTGCAAGAAGCATAATGTTAGCGTGTTGTGTGAAGTACGCGCACCAGAATATAATCTCATGCGCTGGCAGAAATCTGCTATCAAGCCGCTTCTCGTATGCCACAACTACGACGGCAGGACCGCTGATCCTAGACTAATGGTCACACTTCACTCAGCATACTCACTAAGATTCAACAGATGGGCAACCATCAGCAGCGATACCCGTACCGTAACAGAGAACGTTAGCCTTAGTCTTGCTATCGACCTAGCCAAGCAAGAGACGGACACCCCCGGTATCCTTATCAAAGACAAAACGGGGAAAACGTATCGCGTGGACAGTGAAGAATGGCAGTGTCGCAACAAGCTCCTATGGGACTTGTCTGAGGACTTGCGGGAAGGCCGCTTACGTAGGCTCACTTACCCGCGCCTAGACGAAAGGGAAGAATACTACCGGGATCGCATGCGGAAAACGCTAGAGGAACGCCCGCAAGTATGGCAAGACCTGCAAGAAGGTCGCACTCCACTATGGGCAGTATTCCACGCCTTGCGGGAAGGTCACGGTACGTATGATACGCATAAGCTGATGGAGAAAATGTACCCCGACCTAGAATAACAGAGAGCGCTCCCGCCACAACAGGCAGGGGCGCTCTTCTATACCCGCTTTAAAACACCTAGAACCCCCATAGAAGCCCCTAACAGGCCACGACAGCACCCAGTACACAGGGAGCATGGTGAAAGGCCGTCAGAACGGCTTACAATAAGCGCAAAAAGAAAAGCGTGAGAGCACAACCACACACAGCCGTACTCTCACGCCGTATTCTCTTACCGCTTTAAGCATCCCCGTTCAACACATCACACATCAACTGAGGAGCCTTCAACAACACCCTGTCAACCACGCTCACATCACACTGGAACCGGGCGGCAAGCTCAGTACGAGTCCAACCACACACATACTTCAACACAAGCATCTGCCTCCACACCGGCAACAACGCTCTCAGTCCGGCCTCAACGTCAACAACCACACAACACAGCTTACCCACATGCCCCGGATCACGCCGAGCACGCGGCATACCCGGCTCCACGCGCGGCACATCCTCCCCGATAGGACCATCAAAACCATGCTGGCAGAAAACAAGTGGCAGCGCGGCACACACCACGCCCGGCGTATAATAGTCACCCATTAAACAAACCATCCTCCCCAACATATAGCCCAGACGGAACCTCACGCTGAGACAACGCCATATCAGGACGCCCCTTCCCCTTAGCACGCTTATAGCCAGCCAAGCAAGCCCAGCGGAAATGATTCACCAAACCCGCCACGCCAGCACGCTCCCAACTCTTAACAAGCAGACGCGGATCACGCATAGTATCAAGCCAAGCCCAACCCAAGAGCTCAAGAAAATCACAACGCAAACGCCTAGACGCAACCCAACAGCCACGACACAAGCCATAACCAACAGCATCCTCAAACGATGCGAAACCATCACGACGCTTCTCCCCAGCACTATAAGGCATAATACGCAAAGCTTCCTTCACGCGCTGCTCATCCACAGGCCCGAAACCATGCTCAACCCCAGCAACACTCTTCATAATTCTTATTCCTTTCCACCGTTAACGAGACCAAGCAGAAACTTCCTGCCCTTCTCAACCAACACGCTATTAACATCCATTCCCCGTGGGACCGGAACGCGAACACAATCAATAATATTCTCAGAAACAGACTCGTACAACCCGTCTCCAGCCGTGTCGCCATCACCCCAAACATACACGCGGCAACCATCAAACAACGCCGCGTACCGCTGCTTCCAGTTATTCACCCCCGGCACGCCCACAGCGTTAAGGCCACACGCCACGAGACTCATCGTATCAATCTCACCCTCACACACATGCATATCACCAAACCCCTGAGTAGCCCTAAGGTTAAACAACGTCGTATGATCCCCACCACGCATAGAATACCGGGGATCAGCATCAGGCCGCAAGCTACGAAACCGCATACCAACAACATTCCCAGCACAATTAAAATAGGGGATAGACAGCCAGCCCTCAAATCTCTCGTCGCCGGGTAGTGGTTCACCAACCAGCCCTATTTCCATGCTGTCCACGACGCTTTCCGGGATACCCCGAGTCCCCAAATATTCTATTGCCGCTGCTTTCCCAGCCGGGCCGCTGTACGCCTTCATGCGCGCCGCGTTTTCCGTCAACACCGTATCCCCAATTGGACGCAACAAGTCTAGCATTCTTCCAATCACAACCTTCCATAAGCTCAATAAAACGCCACCCGGCACCCTGCTCCCCACAGCCAAAACACTTCCACACGCCCTTCTCCAAGTCCACACTCAAAGACGACTGACTGTCAGCATGAAAAGGGCACGGCATGAGAAAGCGGCGACGCGCAGTGTCAAAACCATAATGCCTGAAACAAAACTCTAACAAGTCCTTATGTTTCACTGTCTTACTGTTTGACATTAGCCGCGTCACCGCCCCTCATTTTCTATTACCGCCAAAGTTTTACCGCCACAGGCGGCAATCTCTAGCGTACCATGCTACTTCCGGTTAAGCAACTCAGCGAAATCCTCCAACCGGAAGATCACCCACCCTTCCTCAACTCCCTTACCGCGCGCCTTAACCACCGCAATAGGAAACACGCTATCATTCTCCAAACCACGGTTAGCCGCATACAAAGCACACTCTGTACTAGCCTCATTCAAGTAGCGCGGAATCTCAAGACGCTTAGTGTTCTTAGCTTCGATCACGAAACGCACGCCGTCCCGACTCCGCACAACCATGTCACCTTCATCCAAAGAGCCTAGCTGTCTGAGTGCTTCCACGTCGCAGCCGCGTTCACGTAGGTAGGTCCTTACGTCTGTTTCCCATGATGTACCTTTGCGTTTGTTAGGATTAGCCACACGCACCACCCCTTCTTAGTCTAGTTCTGGGTTGCAGCAGTCGCAACCGGGAGAAAACGGCGGGTGATTGTTTGTAATATCCACGGTAGACGTGTCAGCTTCAATCGTGTAGTCCTCAATGAAGTTCAAGAACGCACGATGGTCAGCAACCTCACCTTCCAAATCGTCAATACGCAACTCCAACTCGCGAATACGTGCTTCCAGTTTACGCTCAGCGCCCCATGACATGCGAAGAAGATTGTTCGCCTCATCAGCAGCACGCCTAGCGGCCCGAGAACGCCAATCCGACAACCCTAGTTTACATTCAACGCTGCGCCCCCAAAACATAACCGCAAAACATAGGGCGAGAAAACACACACAGAATACGCCGAACGCGACCAGTCCAACAATACCATTCATAAAATAACCCTCTTCCTTCCGCGCCTACCGTGAAACATGGTTCTCAATAGCGTCAGCCATCGCTCCTAGAAAAATACCTGCAAGCTGGACAAGGCCCCAAGCCGCCAAGCCACCCAGTGTAACGAAGAATCCTGCCACAAAAAACGTTCCAATAGTCATAACATTAACCTCCAAAAATATAGAATTTTATTGTTTATTTCCGCGAGAACTTCTCGGTCAACCAATCCGACAAGATGCAACCGAGAGTGTCGCACGGCTCCCTAAAAAGCATCACCGAAAACACTAGGCCGCCAACAATCAGGGCGGCTATGAAGATCGTTAAAAGTGTTTGCAACATTTTAACGCTCCTCCTCCATAGTAAAAAGCTTGACAATATCATCAGTCAACTTAGCCAGCTTTTTATCTAGTTCTTCTCGTTCTTTCTGATTGCGCTTAATAGCCCGCATCATTTTCACAGTGTCAACCACAACAGCAGCAAACAATCCCACTGTCAGTCCGACAGCAATCCACATAAGAAAAGTACCCAAAGCGCCTTCCTTTCAACTATTGTTGCGGGCGTCAAACCCGCCAAACCAAGTACGAGACGGATCACACGACAACACAGCAAACCGCTGAGCAGAAGGATCACACGTCCCCTCACGCTGCTTAACCACAGCAACACGCATCTCACCACGCATACCCTCATAAGCAGGCGGCTTCAAACCAACAGTCAACACAAGCTCAGGCTTCTCAGCAACACCATTCTTAATCTCACTACGAGCAGGCGGGCGAGAAGGATCACTCACAGCCGCCGTACTCTTATCCGTAGCATGATGCAAAACAATACTCACACACCCAATCTGCCGAGTAAACGACGTAATATCATTCATCACAGCCATCTGAGCTTGATAGTCAGACTCGCTCCCACTAAAATCCATAAGATTATCAAACACAACAACCTTAGGATACTCGTTGAAACAAGTCACGAAATTGTTAACCTGATCCTCCACAATATGCCAAGTAATAGGATTACCATGACAAAACGTAATGTTGTTACGTGACAAGGCAGACAGTAGGAAGTCAGCGCCTTCATGTGTTTCCATTAGCGCGTCAATCTCACGAGTGTTCTTGCCTGTCACGATAGACGCGACGCGACTAGCCGCCGTAGACGCGCTCATGTCAGCACTAAAATAGAGCGTGGGAAGATTCCACTTAGACACCATATACAACGCTAGGCCGCTCTTCTGGCTACCGCTACGGCCAGCAATCATAATCTCCTGACCGTAATGGAACCTGCAACCCAAGCCGTACACGTCATCAAAACCGGGAATGCGTGGAAGCTCGCGAGCGAGATTCTTACGAGCAAGCAGCCCCCTGAAAGCGTTACCAGCCATAACCCTTCCTCCTAAACTATGTCTCGCCGCTTAACGCTCCCACAACCACAACAGTAGCAGTATCATGACTGTGGGAGCACGGCAGAGAAGATTCGAAAACACGGAAACGGTTACGGGTTAGTAGGCGGGCATATCATCCTCACCAGCCTCAGCCTTCTCCAAAGTCGAAGCAAGACTATCAGCCAACTCAATACACTCCTTCACACCCTTATTCCCCTCAGGCAACTCGTGAAGCACCCACGCGGGATTACCATTCTTTGTCGTAATCTTCTCAGCGCGGAACGGGCCAATAACCTTACCCATATAATCGCGAGCAATACGAGTAATCGCCGTATCCGTACAAGTAACATTCATCAACTCTTCGGGATTCATAGCGACCATACTAGCCGTGTCGGGGAACACGAAGAAGTCCCCCTCAATCGCATCACGCTCACCCCACCTAGAAGAGACAGGCCCCTTCCAAGTGCGGGGGACAAAGATCAGGGCCTCACTGTTACCATACTTGGACAGAGAGAAGAAACCGCCAGCGGGAGCAGCTTCGCTAATCGAAATACGAGACATAAATATCACACAACCTTTCCAAGTGTGAGGGGTAAAGAACCTTTCCAACCCCAACAATAATCATTGTAACACGCTTCCTATAGCGTGTCAACTGTTAAATGTCAGTTGCCAAACAAGCCAGTAGGCTTACCAGACTCCTTAATAGCCTTAGCACGCTCCTGCCACAACGGGACAAGCTCGGGTGTGTTCTGGAACGTCAAACGACGATCCTTCCACAACTGCTTCATCTGCTCTTCCGTAGTAGCAGACTGGATAGCTTGCCACACGGTAATAGCAGCATCATTACCCACAATCTCAGCCGGGACACCGGCCTCAGCCTGAACGTCCTCCACGCGGCTACCGTAATCCACAGGCTTATCAGAACTCTCTGCCAGGAACCGTCCTCCTAGCTGGTCTGAGACGTTTGCTTGCGCGTGCCACGTGTCGGACGCGGCAATCACAGTAGAAGCCAAAGGAAGCTCATCAACCTTACTAGCATCCCAACCCATAAGCTCCAACAGGCGCTCATGAACCTCCCGGACAGTACCCTTGACAACAATCCAAGGATCATCATACCCCTTACCAGCCTTCAACGTCACAGTAACGGGACTATCTTCCCCCGCCCAGGGGGATTGTGTTTCAGTTTTCTTTCCAGCCACGCTTTCTCCTTTCCAAGAACGTTTAACGAACGATGTCAAGTCTTATAGTAGCGTACCAGCCATGGCCCGCGCAACCCGAACAGTGGGAGCAGGGCCAAGTTCACCAGCACGCTTACCGCCAACAGTAGCACAATACTCCCGCACGGGGCAACTAGCGCAAAAACCAGAACCGGGGTTAGGGACAAACACGCCAGCTTCCATGCCGCGCATAGCCTGACCAAACCAATCCCCAACCATCAAAGCAGGAACACGGTCACGGTAATCATGCCACGCCTTAATGTCGCCATCGGCAGCAGACCAGAAGCCAGCACGGTCAACAGTAAAACCACACTGCCCCAACAAAGCAGCATACACGTCCAACTGTCCCACGCTAGACGGAACATTACCAGTTTTCAAGTCAACAATACAAATGTTACCAAGGTTGTCTACCAGTACGCGGTCAACGTAGGCAACTGTGTTAGCCCCGCCAAGGTTGCCAGTCAGCTTAACTTCGATACCCGGCGCGCCATTAGCATCAACAAACACTTCAAGCGAGCGCTCATCAAGCCACTTGTCCCAAGCCTCAACCATCAAAGGCCCGAAATGCTCACACCACTCCCTGTCCTTCTTGTTAGGACCGCCGCCCTTGCCCAACGTTTTCAACACGCGGCCAGATGCTTTAATCTCCATGTTAAACCGCTCAGCCTTTGCCACCTCACGGTCGAACGCTTCTTGGAAGGTCACGTCCTCAAAGGGTAGGCCGCAGCGCTTCAAGTCATGCTGCTCAGTCACATAGTGGACAGCCGTCCCCATGAGAGTCACCCACCACGTAGACTTATCCAACCCAAACAAGCGAGACAACTCCCAACGCTTACCACACTCGCTATACGCGCTCACCGCACTATACGACAACGCGGCAATATCTTTAACGTTCTCATTCTTTTCAGTCACAATAAGCCTCCTAAAAGACGATAACAAAACCTAACAACACTCAGCATACTAGCCCGCGAGCGCAAAGTCAACACGTAGATACAAAAAAGAAAGGGGTGGCATAACCTCCCCAAAGGGAAATCATACCACCCCAAAAACAAGCCCTGTTAAGACACAGGACGCGCCGCGCTCACGTCGCCCACGCGAGTCCTAGACCTATACACGCAACCACACGACGAACACCTGTAGCCGCGGAAACGGGACACGCCCACAACAACAGGCTCAGTCTCCACGCGCTCAATACTGCCACAAGCTGGGCAAGACAACACGTCGCCATCATACACGGCCAAAGACACTCCCATGCCAACGCCGCACCACGGGCGCAAACGGTCATACAAGCGCTCAGTCAACGTCACGTCACCACGGTTATAAGCCTCCATGCGTTGCCACGCCTCAACGTCACCCTCCATACAGGCAACCCACAGGCCATGCCCTTCATGAACAACCTTATGGCCGATACCAAGGCGCTGAGCCACGTAATCAAGCTTGTTAGACGGGAACTTGAAATGCTTCTTAACCACACGCAACAAGTCAACATGCTTAAACCTTTCCACAGGCGGAAGGCCAAGCATAACAAACTCCCTGTTCAAGTGCTTCACGTCATAGTTAATACCGTTATACGTGACAATAATATCAGCCGCGTTCAACAGTTCCCACGCGGCACGAACCATACCAGCATGACCACCCTTACCCCGGTCGCTATAGAACAACGTCTGCTCATCACCATACCACTTAGCAGCAAAACAAATCATCCGGCCATCTTCCACAATCTGGTTGATAGCAACGTTCTGATCCCACAAGCCCCACACGTGAGCAACAGACGGTGAACACTCAATATCAATAGTCAAAATCTTCAAATCATGAGCAGACTCAACCTGCCCGCCAATCTTATCCCAAGTATCACTGAATCCCACAGGAACATGCCCCCCTCCGATGTAGCCCGACAGTACTAGCCGAAACCTTAATACCTTCAACCGCGAGCGCCCGCACAATCAGGCTATGCGGCACAGTAGGATCAGCCAGAATCTTCTCAAACTGGGCGCGATCAGCACCATCAAAACCACGCCTGATCACCTCCACGCGGCACGGCCTATTCTGAGGCTGTTCCTGACACTTCTTAAAACTCTCACTAAACCCCAAAAACCCCACCTTCCTTTCCTCACTTGATACAAGTAGAGTCCCGCATGACGCGGCACCAACACGCACATAATACCACAAAACAATACTATACGCAAACAAGGCACCGCGCCACGCGGGAAACAAGCCCGAAGCCCTAGCGCTTCTCTTTACGACGATTGTCCACGCCGTCATAAATGAAGCTATTCAGACGGCGATTAATCTCGTTCATCTGAGTCATCAAACAGTTCGCACGCTCATCAGCCAAAGCATCACGCTTAGCAGCTTCACGGCGAATCTCCTCAATACTAGCCTTCAAGCTCTCATTCATCTCCGTCATCTCTTCACGGAAATTAACAGTATGATTATTCGTCACCTGTTCGCGAGTCTGTTCAACGTGTTCCCCAATACGCTCAACCTTCTTGTTGATACGCGCGCTGAAATAAGTGAAACCCGCAATCATCAAAGCAAACAAAGAATCATACAATCTCGCGTCCCCCAGCCAAGCCGAAAGGGACTGAACCATTAAAATACTAAGGGGAACGTGAAGAAACATCCTACGATATCACTCCCCGCCAGTCTTAGTCGCCGTAGGCGCGTGCTTAGCCACATAGTCAAACACGCCGTCAACCGTAGCAACATCACCGGGATCGGCCTTAGCCCAATCCAACACGCCAGCAGCCTTCAAAACCGCATACACAGCCTGACCAGCGCCAAACACCACAAGGAACTGAGCAGTAAACAGCTCCCAAGACGCAGGATAAGCCCCGGCAAACCAGACCAGCACGGACGCTACGACAGCAAACCCCAAGGCGATAAAGCGCTTAGTCTTGCTCGTCCATGACGCGCGCTGAGCAACATGCTGAACCACAGGCCAGATCACGCCCACAAGGATAGATACAACAAAAGGATCAATATGATAACCCAACATTAAGCAACCCCTCCTAAAATATTGTTAAACAAACAGTAAAGGCAGTGGGGCATGTCACGGCTTCTCAGCGCCAGCCTCCACCGCACGGACAAGACGCTCAGTCTCAGGCCCCCAAATACCATCCACATTAGCGCCCACAGCCTCCTGAATGAGCTGAACACAATTATCATGAGCCGACATGCTATTATCACCCCAGATACCGTCCACTTCAGTACCAACAACAGACTGAGTGAACTCAACACCATACGGGAACTGGACACCACCCCAGTTAGAAGCCTTGCGAACAGCGTCTACACGCTTCTCAGTGTCAGGCCCCCACACGTTATCAACATCCGCACGAACAGCGGCCTGAACAGCGCGGCAATCAGTATAACCGCCCTCATGAGACGTTGCGCCTTCATAGCGAAGGTAGCAGTCCCACGGGTAATCATAATAAGGCTTCACAACAGTCTCGCGGTCAGTCTGATCCCCAGACTCGCCCCCAGCGATATCCCCATTCTCATCAATCGACGCTTGAGCCAGAATACCCCAGTCAACCAACAGCGCAACATGATTACGGTGATTCAACAGGATGTCTCCCGGCTGCGGGTAGCCATTATTAGGCAGCTCACGCCAGCCATGCTTACACAGTTCGGAAGCCATGTTCCCCGTGTAAGTAGCGCCACCAGTGTCAAAACCGCACTCGCGCAACACTACAATAATCAGGCTAGAACAGTCAGCTTCGCCGCCCTCACGAACATCCCAACGATTCCACTGATCGTAACCAAGGTTGCCATACGCGCACAGCCAGCGAACGCGGTCAATAAACTTTTGCAAATCTGCCATACTATTTTCTCCATTCATCTTCTTCTTACAAAGGACACGGCACAGCGGGCCAACCCCCGAAAAGGGCCAGCCCGCCACACCCCACAAACCCCGCTACTATTGTTCGGTAGCTGGGAAAGCCTGAACCATAATACGATTCAACTCGCTAGACTGAACAAACTGAACAGTGCCACCATTAGACTGAGTATCACGAGCACGATACCCCTGAACCAAAGCCTCAATCTTCGGCGTAACATTAGCATCAACATAACCAAAACACGTAACCGACTGAGACTGAGAATCCTCATGGTCCCACGCTGAGGACGACTTAGGGCCACCCTCACCGCCAATACGCAACACAAGGTTCACGTCGCCAACAACGCGCCCCCATCCGATAACCGTCGCATACACCAACCGGCGATACGGCCTTGCAGGGAGACTGCCAGAACCAATCCACCTGTATTCCCCGTTGTTCACGTGAATCTCATTCGTTAGACCGAATACTGAGACGCTGGTTTCAACCTCATTCACAGGCCGCAACACCCACCGGCCATCACCAGACTTAGAGCCGTCTGCAATGTATAGCAAGTGTTCGATGCTGAAGTACCAAGGTTGTGCCGTGGTTGCGCCCATGCCAGCATCCTGAGCCTGAGTCAGAATCTCACGAGCCTGACTAATGCTAGTAGCACGAGTAACCGTGCCCGCTGTTTCAAACGCCCGACGGAACGATCCTAGAAGGTCATCTGTACCGTCTGGCAGCACCATGCCTCTCAACGCTTTACTTCCCAAAACAAACCCCCTCTAAGGTCACAGGTGCCAGCGAACAGGCGGAATCATAATACGAGACACGTTAGGCTTAACGCGGATACCCTTATCCACCTTCAATGCGAACGTTCCGTCCGGGCGAATCTGGCCCTGAGCGAAGTGCGGGAAATTATCTTCCGTAATAACCACAGTAAAATGCACCCACTGCTTAGGACGATACCCCTCAGGAACAATGCCCCACTGATACCAAGTATTCCCAGTGTAATTCCACTCACTATTCTGGCGTACCCATTCGCCGCCAAACAGGTCAACAATCTGACCAGTCTTAACCAGCTCAAACTCTCGTGGCTCACGTCGCCAGTCACGGTCAAGATCACCGAACGAGCGCTTCTCTTCAACAGGCTTGGACTTGGAATCAGCATAAGCGTTAGCCGCGCCAACAATATCTTCCCAGAAGGCTTGAATCCACTTAGTCCCGCGACGGCGTGTCACCCCTTGAGTGGTAAAGTCTAGGGTAGAAACTTCCGCACCTCCCGGGAGCGGCCTCCCATCAGGAGTTCTCGTATCCAGCGACCCTACTCGAAGTGTCGTGTGGTAGCCGGTGCCAAAACCTCCCTCATTCGTGGCCTCCACTAGGAAAGCGTGCGAATCTTGTGACTCGCCGCCCACATTTTCGGCGCGCTTCAGCGCAATACTTGGAACATCATTATGCTCATCCGCTTCAATATGAAGCTCCAACTTAGGCGTATTCTCAGGGCGCAGCACCATAGAACCGCCCTCAATACGGGAACCGCGCAAAGTCTTACCCTCAAGCGTATCAGCAATCAAACTGCCACTAATCTTCGCCTTACCTGCAACAATTTCATCAGTAGTAATCTGACGGATAGTAGCCAATTTAGCCTCCAACTCTCCAGTAACAGCAATATGCTTAGCGCCAATCGTGTTACCGGCAATCAAATCTCCCTTAATTAAAACCTCACCAGCCCTCAGTCGGCCAGTGTCAACAGGCCCCTCAGCAGCAGCCTTAACCTTAGCGCCCATCTCATCAAGACTCTTACCCAGCTTATCACCCTGAGCGGCAATAGCCTCACCAGTAGCACCCAAAGCCACAGTCTCACCGCCAGCCGCACTACCGCCAGCCAGCAGCCCAGTAGGAACAAGATCATCATTCACCTGAACAAGAACCTCACCCCCAACAGGGAAAACGCCGCCACCATGCGGGACACTCACAATGTTCCCCTCCACGCCAATCTCCACAAGCGCACGCCCGTCAGCTTCAGGATCAGGCCCCTTAAACACGCCGGGAACAACGCCGCCACCCATACCAGTACGCAACGCGCGAACCTGACTGTCACGGAACTTCTTAAAATCCAAAACAGGAATAGCCACTATATGACCCCCTCAATATCAATACGCATCGTCTCCACGCTACCATCCAAAGGCATACTGTAGCCCGACACGCTACCAATAACATTGCCAAGATCAGAGTCTACACTAACCACATCCCCAATGTCAACACGATAATCAGGAACCATAGTAAAAGACTTCACACCACTAGGAGAAAACCGCCTGACCGCCAGACCAGCAGCCCTATCCACGTCATACTGTCCATCAGCTGCCTTAGCCTCAACAACCTCAGTCACAACCCCGTATAGGGACTTGTCGAACGCGCCGTCAGCCCAAGCCTCACTCCACCAATCATGCTTAACACTATGACTATGCTTACCATCAGTCTTAACACTCTCAGTCTTACTACCGACAGCAAGCCAATGGTTAGGGTGAGTGTGCGTCCACTTTGCGTTAGCTTCCAACACGAGACTACCGTCCGTATAACGAGCATCAACCTTAGAAGAATCAGGCCGCACCACATGCAACGCGCCATCCTCCATAACCCTACCAACAAGACCATAAGACGACAACAAGGATTCTACCGCATCAGTACGAGACCGCCCCCAAGCAAGGCCACCCGGCAACCCCCGGTCAGACACCCCATCCAGCACGACACTCAAATACGGGTAACACAACCGCTCCAACTCAGTACGAAGCGTAGAACCAGCGGGCGGGCTAGACGGGAACGGGAAAGGATCATCCGCAAGACGCTGCATAAGGCCCTTACACGTAACATTAACCCCGCCCTCACGCGACGGGGAAACCTCCTGAATCAGAAACCAACCCCGGTCAACCGTGAACCTAGTGCCGTCCGACAAGTCCACGTCAACAAGCACGTGCAAAGTCTGGCCCATAGCCGCAAGAGGACTCCACTCATCCACAGGGATAAGCGTGCTATCAAACTGTAAGGTCAGCGTCTCACTACGTGACACGCCCGCAGACACGTCTAGACGGGCTTTTAACGGGCTTAAACCCGTTGCCAGTACGTGAGGGCCGCGAGCGCTATCAACGCGCGCAGAAACCCTTCCCGGTGTCGCAAACACGCGACTATCAACATTCGCAGGCGCTCTCACAACGCACCACCCAACCTGTTCACCAAAGTCTCATACGACCAGCCAGCCGTCCACTTGTAGCCCAAGCGCTTAGCTTCATTCCACGTAGCAGCCCCGCCAGCAAAACCGCCAGAAAACGCAGACAACTGCAACACTGGAAAAGGCTTCTCAACCCACTCGATGTCCACCCTGTGAACACCCTGAGTATCCACGCGCGACACAGTAACCTTAGACACAAGCACACAACGCACTTGAGGAACCCCCAACGCGGGCCTGTCCAACGCCACACTCACCAAACCGCGAGACTCCAGCACCTGCATGAAAGACTTAATTAACTCGGGCGACGACTCAAGCCACACGCGGCAACCGCCCTCACGACGCGCAGTACCAAACCTAACGACACCATTAGAAAACTCGCTCACACCAGTGTCGCTAGTCCAATCATCCGCAGGCCCCTCATAAAAGTCCACAGCAACCTGAACGCCGTCAACGCTAGTAAACAACGCGCCACCCTCACGACACTTAACCGTGCGAGTCAACGCAACCTGCTTACCAGCAAACTTATATGTTACAGCTACGCCGGGCGGCGCGAAAATATCAGACACGTAAGCCACGCCACCATTATTGTTCTCGAACACGACACGGCCATCAGCCGTCTCCAGCTTCCCGCGCCCCTCAACCTTAAAACAAGGTAGGCCGGTCACACTATTAACCCAGCCAGACAACACAGCCATAAGCACTCACACTCCCTTCCACTACTATCAAACAACACAAGGGCACCATGCTAGGCGCACACCCACAAGCATACCACAAACAGGCATGCGCCTAGCATGAAGGCATGTTAGCCGTAGACGGCCTCAAAGCCAGCCTCAACGCGACTATCCGCAACATCAGACACGTAAGCCGGGAAACTCTCGCCATCAACAGTCAAATTAATCTTCGCACCATTCAAAGACGAAGGATCAATCTTAGCCTGGACAGTCAGATTCTCCTTAAACTCAGCGTTAACACCACGGAACGCCCGGACATTAGCAGCCTTAGCCTCCAACGCTTCCACAGAGTCCTGCGCGATATTCTCAGCAGCCAAAACAGCCTGCTTACCCTCACGCTCAATACCCTGAGCGAACCCCTCAGAGAACGAATAACCGAAACGGCGAGTAGCCTTAGACGGCGAATTAATCTCCAAAGCGCTCTTTATAACAGCCAGCGCACTGTTAGCAACACTCTGAGCAGCAGAACGCACCTTACCCTGATTACCATAAATACCATCAGAGAACCCAGACGCAAACGAACCACCAGCACTATATGAGGACACGCTATTCAAACCAGACACACCACTATTAGCAGCAGACTGACCAGCCAAATACACATCATGACCACGATCCGTACCAGCAATAAAACTGTTAATCGACGCAACACCAGCATCATTCCACCTAGGCTTACCGGCCTGTAGACCGTTAACGCCCTGACCAGTCACAATACCAGCCGCATTACGAACAGCATCCATACCACTAGACACCCCGTTAGCAAACCCGAAAGCAGACTCAGAGCCAGCACCCTTGAAAGCGTCAACGCGAGTATTACCTTCCTTCTGCCACTGGCCCACAATATTACCAGTCAAAGGATCAACAGCATCCGGGATAGAATACAAAGCCCCATCACGGAACTGGAGCATAATCTTCCCACCCTCATCACGCATCGTAATACCAAGATCAGACAACGCAGACTGCAACTGATCCGACGTAGTAGCCTTCAACACCTCGGAAGCGTCAACACCCTCCTGAGAAAGAACATTAGACAACGAGCCGCGCAAGCCCTCAAAGTTGCGACGAATCACGTCGCTACCCTCAAGAGCGCCCTGAGCGTTAATAGCCTTCAACCTGTCCATACCAGACTGAGCTTCAGCAGCCAAAGTGTCATTAGCCTTCCGCAACTCGTCCCGAGCAGCCTCGCCGCCCTGACGATACTTATCCGCAAGCTGTTGCGCATAGTTAGCGCCAAACTCAGTATGCTGCAATGTCTCAATAGCCTTAGTATCAAAACCAGCCTGCATAAGAGTCTTTAGGTTGTTAGCGAAGTCAGCCTGAGCCTTCTGCTGCTCCCGCAACTTCTCCAAATAGGTATCAACACTCTTCACAGCCTCACCAGAAGCATCACGAGAAGCCTTACCAACATTAGAGAAAGCATCACTAGTCTTACCCAGCACGTCAACGCCCTGAGAAGCCTGACTGAACGTCAAACCCCAACGAGACGCAGACTTATCCAACAAGCCATTCAACGCGCCCAACGTCCTGTTACGCGCCTCCAAAGCATCCACGTTGTCACGAGCAATACTAGCAGTACCAGCCATCGCAATGTTCAACAAGGACGCTTGGTCAGTAGACTTGCCCATCTGAGCCGCATACAGTTCAAGCTCACCGCGCAAAGCGGGACTGTCCTGCAACATGCGGCCCAACGCCGCGCGAATATCATTAGCCGGAACGCCAGCAGCGCGCCAAGAATCAGCCAAAGCCTTCATGTTCCTGATAGCAGCCGGGCCATCCTTCTCAGCCAAGCTATTCAGACTGTTAGCGAACTCGCGAGTCTTATCCGCAAGGTGAGAAACCTCAGCAGAAGCAGCACTGCCATGCTTATCGATCCAACCAAAGATACCAGACTGGCTACCGCCGTTCTTAGAGTACTGTTCCAAGGACGCTTGTACAGCGTTAACCTTACCTTTTAACGCGGTAGGTAGTGAAGCTAGGTTAGCCAAGTTCCAGAAGCCACCCTGATAGGTAGGAGCAGTAGTAAGGTTAGCAGCCTCATCCCGAATCTTACGGAAATCAACACTCATGTTATAAGCAGCGACATGAACCTTCTCCTGAGCCGTGCTCAAAGTAGAAGCAATGCGCTCAGTCTGCTTACCAACATTCTCGCCAAACTTCTGACTATCACGCTCCAACAAAACAAACGCAGCAGTAATAGCCCCCAAAGCCACGGTAATCGGGGTAGCCAAAGCAGCCAAACCAGTCAACCCAGTCCCGACAGCAGACAAGCCCTTACCAGCAATACCAGCAGCGCCGCCCATCTTAGACAAGTTGCCGCCCGTGAGAGAAGCCCAACGAGCAAAATCAGACAACCTCACGCCAGCCTTATCAACCACGCCCAGAAGCGCGGTAACAGGCCCGCTAACAGCCTTCCAACCCTTAAACGCCAAGAACCCGCCAACCATAAGTTCAGCAGCCGAAGGAACCCGCGTGAACGCATCCACCAGCCGTAAAGCGGCCTCAGCCATGCGAGTCAACAACGGAGCAACCCGGTCAATCGCAGAAGCCATCCGGCCACCCAAAGACAAAGCAACACGCGACAGTACTGGCTCCAGCTTCACAACCGCCGTAGACAACGCGCCAAGCGTAGAAGCAATAACCGGCCCGAAGCCGCGAGCAAACGAACCCGCCACACGCAACAACGAACCCAAACCATCACCAAGACGCGGCCAAACCTTATCCAAACTCCTAACGCCCACAGCCAAATCAGCAAAGAACTGACGCAAGCCAGTCTGGAACGACGTAGACGACAAGGACTTAAACAAGCCAGCAGTCAAACCACCAGCCGCCGCGCCCATATCACCAGCAGCAACCTTAAAAGTCTCACTAGTCTTAACCCAGAAAGCATTCCACTCTCCACCAACCTGAGACTTAAACTTACCCCAAGCCAAGCGAGCACCCTCAAGCACATTCTTAAACCCAGTAATAAAACCCTGAGTACGAACAACGTCAGCAGCGTGCTTCAAACCGCCAGCCAAAGCATCAACCGTAGCACCCCCAGCCTCACGAGCAACAGCCGTCAAACCACTAAACAGGCGGCCAGTCTGGTACAAAACCTTACCGAGTGCCTGAAATTCTCGCATACCATTATCAAGAATCTCCTGCAAACGCCCGGTACGCTCAGCCTGCTCAAGCCAGTCAGCCCACTTATCAGTAGCACGACCAAGCCAACCAAGCAAATCTTCAAAAGCGTTAGTGCCAACATCACCAAGAACGCGAAGAACCTTAGCGAAACCGTCACTGTGCTTAGCAAGCTCCTCCATAGCGCGGCCAGTGTGCTCAAACTGGCGTTCCATAGCCGGACCAACAATCTTCTCCAACGATACAAGGACACTCGCGAAATGCTCGCCAGCAGCCTGAGACGTACGCTTCAAACCATCACGCAAACGCGGGAACAACCCCGCATAAGCCTCCTCAAAACGCCCCTTAGCCTCACGCCAGAACGAAGAACCCATCTCCTTAGACAAATTCTTAAAATCGTCCTTAATATGCGTAATATGGTCGCCAATGTTCTTCAACGGGACAACAAACGAAGCCGCAAGAATACCAGCCGCAACAGCCATACCCGGAACCATAAGCCCCACAGCCTCAGCAGCCCGCACCACGCCAGCACCAATAGTCAACGTATGCATAGCCAACACACTAGCGGCAGACGCGGCCACAGCCAAACCAGAAGCCATAAGACCAATCAATGGAACAGCCTTATCCATGTTCTTAACCATATCCCACAAGCGCGTAGACAGGTCACGAGCAAGACGGAAACCACTCAAAGCATCCAAAGCAGTCTTAGCCGCAATAAACGCCTTACTATCAACAATCGGCTTAAACGACACCCAACGGTCACGAGCCAACAACGCAAGACGCGCACCAGTAATATACCGGGCAGAATGATCCAACCCAAGCTTAAACTCTAGCTCAGTCTTATCCCACTGGCGCTTAAAGTGACGCAACTCGCGGCCAATCCTACGCAAATCTCCACGATCCATATTAGGCTTAATGTCAAACTCGAAATTATCGTGAGCGCCGAAAGCCTTCTCACGAATACGGCGACGAATCCCGTCCAACACAGAATCCAAACGGCCAGACTTAACCTCACTATCAAGGTCAACAACATACTTCCAATTCTGACGGCGGCCAAACTCTTCACGAATCCGGCCATCAGCCTCAAGAAGCTTATCAACAGAAGACCCAGCAACCTCAAACTCAACCTGCCCACGATACTCCTTCTTAAAGAAGCCGTCCAGCTCTCCACGAATCTGACTCTTCCAATCGTCAGCCGGGTAAATCTGAATCTGAGCCTTCTTGCTCTCCAAAGCCTTCAAGAACCGGGGCAGCTCATGTTCCCAAGGGAAATAGTTACCACTCTTAGACGCAATCGGGTGAGCCTCAAAAGCCTTACCCTCAAAAATAGCGCGATGCTTACGACGCAACGCATCAAGACTCTTATCCAAATCACTGAAAGAATGCTTCAACCGGCCAGCGCGCTCAGCCTCAACCTGAATCCTCTCGCGCTCCAACTCAGCCAGACTCTTAGCCACATTCTGCTGATCCAACTCCAAGCGCACCTCTTGAGTGACAGGACGCAAACGGCGCTCAATCTCACGATGCAACTCGGTAGCACGTTGCGCGGCCCGCTCCTCCTCAAGCTCAACCTCAACATTTATAGGATCAAGCGACTTCTCTAACAGTTTAACCTGACGGCGCGTCTCATGCCACATCTCAGCCGTAGCCGGAAGAATCTTAACAGCAAGCCACGCAATCTCAGGAACGCTCTCTCCACCAATATCAATAACATCAGGCACTAACTATCACCACCCCACGCAACAAAAAAAGGGGAAGGCCACCACACCGGCAACCTTCCCCAAAACATAATGACAACTATTCGTCGTCGAAATCAACTTCTTCCCACTCAACAAGCCCCAAAGACTCGCCCCATGAGACCAACTCGCGCAAAGACAAGCCCTCAGACTCTTTCCTAACGTCCTCAGCAGTCTTAGCCTTCGGACGCGGATACGGCTCAATAGGAACCTTCCCACCGGCAAGCCCCTTCATCAACGCCTGAATCAGATCATACGTGTCCTCCAAGACCACGGTATCCCTAGTCCTACCCAAGAACCTATTGTCACCCAGCTTCTTAGCAACATAACGCGATCCAACAGGCAGCTCGTCAATCAACTTGACAAGCATCGCGGGCGGCGGGTAGGTGCCGACAGTCAGAGTCTTAACAATATCAATATTGTAATGCTCTAACATGTCAGCACACACTTCCCACAAGCAGCCGTCAAGAGCCTTCTTAAGGGCTAGGCTTCCCCCACCTGAGTAACCTTAAAGTACTTAGCGATCAACGTCACCAAGCCGCCCGGAACCTTAGTAACAGACTCCAAAACCTTACGAACCTTCGGCGTATCCCCGCCCGCAAGAAGAATAAACAACTCAGTATAACGCTCAAGAAGCTCACCCATGTTAAACCCGCGCTCTGAATCGTCCTCATACTTGCCGATACGCAGCAGCTTCTCATAACGATCAAACTCGTCTGCATCAAGCAACGCGATATTACGCAAACGCACGCCGCCCACAACAAGCGACGGGCTATTCTCTTCTACGAGTTCCTGCAAATCTTCAATGTTAATTTCAATCGACATAAAATGTCCCCTTTCCTAGAAACAACAAACGTGTGCAACATGCCCAGCGCGGGGCATGCCTGCAACACTAGCAAACATACCCCACGCTCAGGCTAATGTCAAGCCACAGTCTTAGTGGCAGCAGACATCTTAAACGAATTACCCTCAGAATCCTGCAAGAACGTAAACTTCAAAGGCATCTCAATGAAACCATCCTTGTTAGTAGGAGTAAAATCACCGTTACCCACGACAGCAACCTTACGGCCACCCATCACAAGCGCCATATCAGCATCGCGAGCAATCATCAACAGGGCCAGTTCCTCAGGCTTAGGAGCCGTAGGAGCATTAATGTAACCATTCGCGTCAACAGTCGCGTTAATACCAAAGAACCGCTTAATCGAATCCTCATCGAACTGAACCAAAGCGCCTTCCGCACTCCACTCGATAGACGTGGACTTCACGCGGAACTTCTCAACCTGCAAAGTAGACTTAGTAGAAAGCTCTCCACCAGTCTTCGCAATCTTAAGGCCAGTCTCACTAGACATGTGGCCGATAGGCTTCCACGCCGTCAAAGCCGCAGTTTTCTTAGACGCGGAAACAAGATCACCAACCTTCGGCAAAGCCGTATTCGCGTCAGCAATGTACACGTCGAAAACCTCACGCGACATCACCTTATCATCAACCAAAGCACCATTAACTGCCATAAACTATCACACTCCAAACAAATATATTACTTACGATGAATAACCCGTACTCGCATCCACGCTTCATAGCGTTCAACGAACTGAGGCAAATCCTGATACTGAACGGGACCACTAGCGTCCTGCCAGTCAGACCTACGCAAAGGCTCCATAACCAGCTTAGACCAGACAATAACCTGACCATCACCCACGCTATCCCCACGCAGCGCAGCATCCTTCACAGCGTTAACCGCCGCCCAACACAAGTTAGCAGCGTCAATATCAGCATCAATACCCCGACAAAACGAGTGAATATTAAAACTAAGAATATCCGACTGGTCACTCGTAGGCGACTGACCTTCGCTCACACGCGCGCTAGACACCAACACGAAAGGAAACTGAGGATTCTCCTCCACGCGAGACAACACGCGAACATAACCCGGCAACACCTTCCTGAGAATACCGGGAATAACGTCCTCAGCCAGAAGCCTCCGCCCAGCTAAATGTTTAAAAGTCTCATCCAAACACCTGTCACCCCCGATACTCAATACCAGCACGCAACGCCCCCACAGGGCGACGCGCAGCAACCCACTTCACAACCATCTTCCCAGTCTTACGATCACGCCTGTAACGGTAGCCAGCCGGATACCCATACTCGATAGCAGCAGCAGCATGACGACCACGATCATCAGACAAACCAAAATAGCCATCCGTCGCGCCAAACGCGACAACGATCCGGCTATGCCCCTCACGCTTATGAGACGCCAAAACGCCCTCAGCGACCTGAGCGCGCTTAACAGTCTCATCACGCACAGCAGCCTTCACAATAGGCATGTGAGAAACAACCTTATTCAACCGCTTAGGTGTCATCAACATTCCAGCCACAAGCACCACTCCCCTCTTCTACAGGTGATCCCAGTCCTCATAACTCCCGCTAGGCGCGATAGCCTCTGCCTCAACAGCATCATGCACGCGCGCAATATCGCCGCCATGAGACGGGTGAGCCGTCATCTCCCAATGAGACGTGCGCCTAGTGCCACGCTTAAACACGGGCGGAGCGCTAATATCCCACATGCGGCCATCGAAGCTGATCTGAGTCCAAGGCCCAACAGGAACGTCCTGCCCCGACTCGTGCCCCGTATAACGCCGCATCAAGTCAGCCAACACTCTACCATCCTCAGCTATGGGGGACACGTAGAACTTGACTTCCTCATTAGTCAACTGGCCGGGAATCTCGCCCCTAGAAGTAGCCAAAGACTGGTAGCTCATGCGCACCGCCACCGCCCCATCAGTCTTATAAGTCTTCCCGCCCATCGGGATAGTAGCGTCTTGCGGGACAACAACACGATTGCCCCGCGAATCCGTAACAATAAACCTTGGATACAAGAAACCCAGCTGAAACGGAATCAACCCGTCAAGCCTGCCGCGCCTTTTACGTCCAACAGCCATAACACATCACAACCGTTCTTCAAAGAACGCGGAAGCTAACGCCGTAGCCGGGGCAGGCGTGGGAGCAACCGTAGCCTCAGGCGCAACAGACTGCTCAGGCTGAGTAGGCGGCGTGTACAAGAACGTAGACACCGCGAACATAGAAGAACGACCACGCCCCGCACAACGACGCACAGTCTCCTTCTCATCCTCAGTCAAAAACACCGTACCAGTCTTCTCCTGCAAGTCCGTATAATGCTCAGTCTCATCACCCGCGCGACTAACAGTCACCCCGTCCAAGAGGTTCATGAAACGGGACACGCTGTTACGGACCACTGTCTTAACGACAGGCGGCACATTCATAGGATTCCAATTAGGATTCCCCTCATGCCGAACTAGGTTAGACGCATCAACAATCGCAGCCTTAGCAACCTCCCGGTCCCGGCTAGACAGTGGGAAGGGAGACCGCGCCTCCAAATCCTCCAACGTAACCAAACTAGTTTCATTAAAAGAAGCCAAACCCAGCCTCCCTTCCTACAATGTCAAACACCGCTACCGTCAGGCGTTAGCCTTCTCGACCAGGCTCTTAGGACGCGCCTTCAAGCCCAAGCCTGTAGCAACAGCATCCTTATCCGTGCCAGTTGCGAAGAATGAGTCAGCAGCAGTATCGCCCATCGTAAGCTTAACAGCGCGGATAGCGTACTTGTCAGTAGACTGAGTCCACTGTCCGTTCTTCTCAAAGTACACAGGGTCCTTAACCTGAGTCCAACCAGCCCAAGCGTCAACGACGCTCTCATCGTACAGTCGGGACGGGTTGTACTGGCGCATCCAGCGAAGCGCGAAACCATCCAACGCGGCAGTGCCAGCAGCACCCACGTCATCGGGGCGACGGGGAGCGGCCTGAGCCATAACAAACGCGCCATCCGACAAGGCGTAAGCTTCACCGGGCTTAATGTCCTGAGAAACAACAACATCAAAGCCCTTAATACGGCCAATGGTTGCTTCACGGATAGCAGACGAAGCACCATTCTCACCAATACCAGTAGAACGGTTGAAAGTCTCATCCATCTGCAACGCAGCATCAAAGTCAGTACCGACCAGAAGGATACGGTTCTTCATCGGGGCGCGAGTCTTGTTCAAGACGTGGCGCGCCATAGCGATAGAACGCAGAATATCGTTAGGATTCTTAACGCCCAGAGTGACAGCGTATTCGCCAGCAGAAAGCTGTGCCGCGCACTTAGCGTCAAGATAGTTAGCGATACCAGTCATCTGAGTCTGCAACAGGGACTGCCAGCCGGGACTATTCAAGTCGAACTCGAACTGCTCGTCGGTCAGCTGGACGCGCGAGTAGACGTGTGTTCCCAGAGTGACGGGAATCTTCGTTTCGCGGTAGGTGTCGATTTCCAGTTCAGCCGCACGGTTGTTACGGAAAGCGTACTCGTGTGCGGGCAGGATACCGGGAACAACAATGTTAGCAGTGTCATTCACTGAACCCTTGAAGTCATCAAAGCCGATACGAGTAAAAGCCTTCGACGTGACCATTTCGCGTTCCATAAGGCGAACAGACAGGTCAGCGGCCTTCTTACTAAACTTTACAAATTCATTTTCTGTAATAGGCATAAAAGTTTACCTCCAAAACATTAAACTTGAACCAAACAGACGCAGGCAACGTTTACCAGCGTCGGCGAGACATGCTCTCCAAAATCGCGTCAACATCAACCTCATCAGCCACGTCCTCAGCCGGGGCAAGCCCCCCGCCCGAAGCGCGAACACCACTATTAGCCGCCCCGGTGATCTTAGCGATAGCCGCAAGCTGAGACTTCAACTCGTCAACAGTCACGCCGGACAACGACTCAACGACCTCCATAGGCACAGACGGGAACAAAGACTGTGCTTCACGTTGAGCCGCACGCAACTCCTCGCGAGCCTCATACTCAGCGATACGAGCCTTCATTGCTTCCAAATCTTCAGTGGACGCGGCTTCAGCAAGCTCCTCACGGAGCCGCTTGTTGCTCTGACGGTGACGCGCGTTCTCTTCACGCAATCCCTTAACAAGGTTGACAATCTCCTCAGAAGCCCCGTCTAGGATACTATGCTGAGGCTCCTGGCCTCCGGCATCCTTTCCCTGATCCGCAGCCTCCACAGGCGCTTCAGTAGCGCTTTCTGTGGACTGTGTATCCTTAGCGGCCTCTGTAGATTCTACTTGATTTTCTTCATGCATACGAGCACTCTCCTTAACAATTTTCCCCACCCGGGGGCCACCGGCAACGCCCGGTTGCCTGACCAAAAAAGAAACGAGAAACAAGCCCGACTATGCGAGCTTATCCCTCCACTGTTTAGCGCGAATCTGGTAGTACTGTTTACGCCAATCCTTCAAGCTCATACCCTTCACCCACTCGGACTGAAACTGTCTACCCTGACTAAACAAATCCCCAACAAGCCACTCCGCGCGCGACTTAACTGGAACGACATAACACTGACAGTGGGGGTGCCCATTGTCAGCCTCACTCAACGCGGCACCATCTTTACCGATACCACGCGAACGCCTTGTTGTAGCGGTAGCCTCATTATGATAAACAGGCCCGCGAGAAATCAACATTGCACACCAAGCACAAGGCTTGCCCGTGCGGGACACTCGCGCCCAACCAGAATACTGGCCAGAACGCGGCACAACATCCGTAATCAACTGCCTATAGCCAGCAGCCGCAAGATGCTCCATCGTCCCCGCAAACAAGCTACGCACCTTATCCTCATCACCAGCCTCAACAGAAGCTAGAGAATCCTCAAAACGGTCAGTAATCAACTGCACATCCCTAGCACGCTTATCACGCAACGACACCGCCCCGGCCTTCAACAGGCTAACGCCAATACGCCTAGCCCCGACGATAGTAACGCCAGCCGGAACCCTAGCCACAGACTCAAACTCTGCCACAAGATCACCCAACTGATACCACTTCGGCTGATTGCTAGGAGCAATAAACACACTAGGAACCGTATAGCCAAACTCTAAAGCCATACGAAGGCGGAAATAGGCCATAGCCAGTTCAGCACCACGCGACCACACGTTACTACCCGTAGACAACAAGCGGCCCGCTAGGACACGTTTATCTTTCGCGTTGTCCCATGCGGCGGCGGCCTGTGCGGAAACCTCACCAGACAGGCGGGCAACCGCATCACCGAAAGCCTTATTCAAAGCATCTATATTCCGGTCCCCCATCAAAGCTCGCTCTCAGCAGAACCGTTAGGAGCAACAGTGGAAGGAGAATCCAACTCCCCACCGCTAGAAGAACCAGCGTTAGTGAAAAACTCATTATACGACCTAAGCGCGCCATTCAACAGATCATCCTCCCGCTCTTCCTTATACATCTCATACCACTGATCCAACTGAGTAGGAGACACGCCCGGAATCAACGTCCACAACGCGCGCTTAGGAACATCCAAGTCAACCGCAATCTTCGCCAAGCCATCAGCAACCTTCGACAACGCACGGCGATCCAAATCGCGCCACAGTATCTCGTTACGCTCCCAGCCGTCACGCGGCTCACGGCCCTCCAACAACATAGCAATACGAATCACTCGCTCCCACGCTTCACCAAAGTTACGAGCATACAAGTCAACGCGACGACGGAACGTCCGTTCAGAAGCCTCCAACGCCTCAGCAGACAAGTTAGCCATCTGCCCAAGGAAGAAATCGGGCGGAGTCTGAGACAGCGCGCCGAAGTCCTTAATCAGCATGTCCAGTGTATGCACGAAACCAGACTGGTCAGAACCAGTCAACTGGCCGAACTTAGCATCAGGGTTCATGTCGCCAATAATGTCACCCGCGTTAATCTTAAACGGGGCATACAATGGATTGCCCTGCTTGTCCGTCAACACGTTACCATCAGCATCCTTCTGATAAGGCGGGGTAACACCCGTAGCCCACAAGACGCGCTGAGCGTTAAACGTCTGATCCAACAGCATGTTAAACAATGCTTGGTTGAACGAATCCTGCCACGGGATAATAGGCTCCACAGCGCCCATAGCCCGCCCAGTAGCATCCATGTCAGACACAAACCGCGTAACAGGGCACAAACCGTTACCACCATGCGGGACGCTAGACACGTGACGGAAATCGCCAGACTCCATCGAAAACTCATAACGGTTATAACGATCCCAGCCGACAGCCCATCCAGCAATCTTCTTCCCCTTCGGAGTCTCCTTCTCAGGGCGAATAACAGTCAACACAAACACAGGATTATCGTCCGACACAGGATCATCATACAACGCCGTAGTATTCAAAGGGTTAAGAATCTGAGCAACCGCACCACCATCAGGCCCGTTAGACGCAACAACGAAAGAATGACCATAAGCGATAGCCGCACTATGAACAATCCCCTGCTTAGCATCCAAACCGCAACGCTGCCAGAAATCCCACTCAGGAATATCCGTCAACGACTCAGCCGTACCCTCAGCATCACCCGGACGAAAACCGTCAACCTGCAACGCCTGATTAGCAGCCTTCACCGGGATAGCACACCACGGCTGTTTCGCCTTCCGCATCAAAGACTGATGTTCCGGCTCCATGTTCTTAGCCGAATAAGGATCATCAAACTTACCATGCAAATAACGATCAACCTTATCCAGCACTTCCGTTCGATCACGAGTAATAATCGAATAACATTCCTCAGCTAGTTCGCCAGCCGTCATAGAATCATAAACACTAAACAAAAACCATCACACTCCTAGCGAATCTAGCCACGGAAGAAACCGCCACGAACAGGCTCAACCTTAGCCGCCCTGAACGACTCTTCCTCACGGTAATCCATCAACGCCCCATACGCGAGCATCCAAGCCGCATACAAGTCAACCTTCAACTTATGGTCACGATTATCCTTAGTAAACGACACGCCATACGACGTGTCCTTACGCGCAACATTCATAAAATGACGACGCAACGAAGCCTGAGACGCGCGAGAACCACCCGCCAGCAGGCGGCCATTCAAAATCGCAGACATAAACTGTTCATGCAACTTCACCACACGACGCTGAGAACCACGCATATCAAAAGCAATAGGACCATTAGGAGCATGAACCACCATCGACGGCCCATAAGCCAAACCCCACTCATAAATATACGACTCCCACAACGCCACGTCAGCATAAAACGCGACCACATTATAATCACGAAAAGCCCTATGAACAGCAGACTCAACCACTTCACGGTTAACTTCCCAGTGGCCCTCCCAGTCAGCAGGCCGCTCCTCCAACAACAAGGGAACCGACAAGCCGTCAGACACGCGAATAGCCATCAAAGCGGTAGCGTCATCACTCTTACCACCATCAAAGCCCAAGCAGATCGTATCGCCCGGCTCCAAATCGCCCTTAGACTCAATACGCTTCCAATCGTCAGGAGAATACAACCGGCCTTCAGCCATCCACACTTGATTATAAAACATGCGCCGCGACTCACTCACAGAACGAGAAGGATCACAAACCTCATTCCAAGCAGACTCCCAATCACACCACACACTATCACCACGAACCATATCATAAACGAGATGAAACACTCGCTCGTTCACAGGCGCGTGCGCGGGAGCCTCCAAACTATCATACAAGATGCTGTTAGCCTTAGCGCGGCCCTCCAACGCATCCATAGCAGCAGCATGATCCGCTTCAGCCACGCTATTCTCACCCGGACTATAAGCGTTAGTAATCGCCAAATACCGGCCACGAGTCTTAGACAAGTTACCACCCAAAACCGTTTTTAACCGCTCACCACCATTAGAAGGCAGCCAGTGTTGCGTCTCATTATACAAGAGGAACGTAGGGCGATTACCTTCCTTACCGCGCGGAGCACTAGAAATACGCTGAATACGACACGTCCTCAAAAAGCCCCAAACGTCATTCATCATAACCTCAAGACCACAATCACGCGACAACTCCTCACTCACCAAAAGACGAATCATCTCAAACGTGTTATCCGTCTGACTATACTCAACAGCCGCAAGCTGCACACGAGCATTACGACGGCGAATAGCCAAAGGCTCACCATTCTTATCCCAACCATTAAACACGCTAGGACCAAACGCCTCAACCAAACACAACACGGCAAGCAAAGGATCCTTGCCCCAGCCTTTAATCCGCTGCAACATGCCACGCGACGGATACAAAAACTTACCATTCTCATCAATCGCATACCACCACAACACGAACCGCAACTGCTCCAACGTGAACGTGAACGCTTCCTGATCGGGAGCGATAGGATTCAAATACCACGTGCACCATTCCGCGATACGCCAGCCCAAAGTATGCTCAGGTAGGACGAAGCGCCCGTCCTCATCACGTTCCCACACGGGTCCGTAATGGACAGGCGCATACTTTATTCTCAGCTCGTCATCTGTCAACTCATTATCATCAGCGTCCATGAGCTGTTGTATTGTTTTCCTTTCCCCCACAGACACCCCCAATCAGTAAGAAGTTGCGGCGGGGCGGAGCACCGGCACCCCGGGCCCCCGCCGCTGTGTGGGAGCCGCAAACCGGACGGGCTATCTGTGGCTAGTTCCCATCCGTAAACACCGGCACCACAAGCCGCTCCCACTGGACGTGTTTCCTCTCAACAGGGGACTCTCAATCCCCAAACCTTAAAAGACAAGTAAAGCATAAATAAAGCAAGGTAAAAGAAACGGTAACGCGATACCCTATTCCAGATACCGCGCTACCGCGTGTGAGAATCCAAACCAGACGAACCTCACTAAAAACAGTCCATCCCTAAACGCCAACCACATAGGGCGTTCTCACAGAGAGCGTTTGCTATCCTGCTTGCCAGAACCACAACACAGTCCTTTACCATCAAGACAGGCAACAGTTCTAGCCGATATTAAATTATCACACTAGCCACACCCAGAAAGGCGTAGCCCCCACAAAATGACGGCACCAACCACACACATGAAACAACACGTGCCGCCCTTCCCCAAAGAACCAAAGAACCTTGGGGGACTTGGCAACAGCCACCCAAACAGGCGCGTTCACCACACTTAAACCCAGTCCACTCTCTCGCCGCCGGAAGCAGCGAGAGGCGGTCTGGTGAGGCCCCCTAAACCCGGGCGGGGAACCCCCTGTACTCACAGAGGGAGTCGAACCCTCACAGCCACAAGGCCAGCAGATTTTGAGTCTGCCATGTCTACCAATTCCATCATGTGAGCCAACACCCACCAGTATACTACTTAAAGAACACTTTAAGCAAATCCGGGCGGAAACCAGACCAACGCTCCTGACCAGCAGGCTCATCAACCTCAACCACAGGAGCCGAAGTAAAACCCAAACCAGTCAAGCGCTCGCGGGACACAGTATCCTCACTCAAGTCAACAGTCTCATACCCAACACCACGCTTATCCAACCACCGCTTAGTCGCAGTACAACCAGTGCAATTAGGAATAGTATAAACAGTTACAGCCACAATACGCAACCCCTCTCAAAAAAGTCAACAATGAAGTTTCAGCCAGTCGCCAAACGCTTCCGGTAATCGTCCAACACTCTAATCTTAGCATCAAACTCTTCCCCATTGTCAACCTCAGAATCCAACTCAATATGAACACGCCTACGATCAGCCTCAGACACCAAAAGCCGAGCCAAAATATCATGAGCCAACTGAAGCTTCATAGCCCCAACGTCACGAGTCACAGGAGGCTCCACCATCGGCAACCCCTGCTCCCGACGCTCCTCAGGCTTAAGCCATGACGCATCTCGTATCCACGCTTCTTGCAGCTTACGGGAGCGTATGTGTTCTTCGTGTTGCTTCTTGTAGTCGCTTAGGTCGTCGCAGACTAGGTAGGCGATTGCCCAGTCTGATTCCTGCCAGAAGTCAACCTGCCCGCTCTCAGCGAACGAGTTGAACAAGTCTTTAACAGCCTTATGCCACTGTTTGCGTGGGAGGTGTGTTTTGGTCGGTCGGGCTACGCCATGAGACGCGCGGTCTACGCGGCTCGGCCTGTCGTCTACGAGCTGGCTTGTTCGCATCGGAATTTTCGACATTCAACATCCCCCCTCTCATGGTGCCATCGGCGTTTAAATATGCAGGATGCGTTTCCTGCTTACGAAACTTCTGCTTACTCTCTTCAATCAGACGCTTACGCGCCCACCAGCCCTCACTAGAACTCTTCCGCGCGTGATGCTTACTACACAACCCGCGTAGGTTGCGGAACGAATGATCGTCCCCCGGCTTAATATGATCAACATCCGTCGCCTTCTCTGGGCAACGTTCTTCTCTGGTTATCATCCACTCGCAGCGATACCCGCAGCGTTCTAAGACTCGTTTACGGCGGGCCTGCCAGTCAGCAGGAAGCCGCTCACGGCGGCGACTAGTCTCCCAAGGCATAAACACGCGCTCCTGTCGTTTGAGTCCCGTAGGAGGGCCAGCAGCGTTGCTGACAGCCACATCCTGACATTGCGCGCCCCAGCAAGAAAAAACGCGCTAAGCGGCCGGAGAGAACCGAGAAAACAGGGAAAGGAATAAGCCGTTCCCCCGCGCAACCCCACACCAACGGTTGCGAGTCTCAATCAACCCCCCTACGGGCCATCTTATGCGCCCGGTAAAGTCCACACGCTCTAGCAGCAGTGTGATCGAACAACCCATACCACACAGGCAATGGGAGCATATTATTTAACCCGAACGCAAGAATCATTAAAACCAATTTTCTAACACCATAAAGTTCGCGAATATGGTTCGCGCACCCGCGAAGCGGAACCGTACAATCGCGAAAGGAAAAAAGATAGCGAAAGAAAAAAGAACAAAAACAATAATTAAAAACATATAAGTTCGCGCAGATGAATTATGCACGGCGAAGCCGAAGCATACACATCTCGCGCGCTATCGCGCACTCAAAAATTCCTAAGGAGAAAAGGGTTGTGAGCTTAGAAACGGACACCGAAGGTGTCTGTTTCGCTTGCGAACAACCTAAAGCCGGACTTTAAAAGAAAGTAACAAAGAAAATAATAATAATATTTAATATAATATATTCTAAATGTTTACTTTAAGTAAAACACTCATGTTAATGTTAATGTTTTACTTTTAGTAATTATTATTAGAAATAATACTGTTATATTCTAACATTAATTCCTAATGTTTAATGTTAATAATAATTATTTATTTATATTTAGTTTTAGTGTTAGAACTTAATGTTTAACATTAGGTTCTAAGTTTTTATCCCTCTACTAATAAGTTTGGATTTGAGTAAGTACCTAAAATGGGGTTTTGTGACTAAGGTCACTAAACTAGTATTAGAACTAACCTCTAAGCACTAACGTTAGGGACTTTAGTCCCTAGACTAACTACTAAAAGCATGTTAATAACACTAGCGCTAACACTAGTGTTTAACACTAGATAGTAAACTAAGAGTAAAGTATATTTATAACACTTAGAGTATAAATATATATAACACTAAACACTAACACTTAGTGTTAACACTTAACATTAAGTTAACATTAGTACTTAAATATAAAAGTTAGAATATAAATATATATAACACTAACACTAAAGATAACATTAAGTATTAACACTTAGAGAGAAGCTAAGGCTTCTCTCTTCTCTTCTCTCTTTGCTCTCTCTTCTCTCTTTCTTTCTTTATGTTACTTTCTTTCTTTCTCTCTTCTCTCTCATTTCTCTCTTCTCTTCTCTCTTCTTAGCCCGGTTAGCCCGGCCCCCGCCGGGCGCAAAACCTGCACCCCACACAAGCCCACAAACCCTCACGCAGCCGTTAAGGGGTCTAGAAGGCGATCTGAGCCACTTTCGGCCCGAACCTGCCCACACATGCCACCCCACCCCTGAAAGGCCGTTAGAGACGCTTACAGAGCGTTCTACGCCCACGGCCCGCGCAGGCAGGCAGCGAGCATCCGCGAGCGCCACCCAAACCAACCCCACACCCACGCGACCATAGGATCACGCCGTGCGCCCTATGCTCCTAACAGCTAACACCAAAACTAACACGAGTTAGTAGCCCCTCTAACAGCCTTTCACACCCAGCCTAGACATGGACACACAAACATACATAAAAGCCCGCCAGAACACCATACAGACAATCCAGCACCAGAACCAACAACCCGGCACCCCCACGCGCCCGCGAGCGCCCCCTGCCCACAACGCACACACAACGCAACACACCCTTAGCCGACACGAGCACCCCACACCCAGCGCCCACACCAGCACCGAACACGCATAAACTCTCACCCAAAAAAGTCTGGAAATGCCGGCGAGTTTTTTTGCTAAGACGTTGCGGCGAAGGGGGTTTTGGGTGGTTTTGGGTGTATGCCCCGGTGTTTTTGTCAAGTGGGTTGTGTGTGTTTTGGGTGTGGGGTTGGTCTCTTTTTTGTGGTTTGTGCTTGGCTTGGTTTGTGTATTTTTATTCGTGTTTGTTTATGGTTATGTTGGTAGTGGTTTGGTATTGTGTTGGTAAACGTTTTGTGTTTGTCAAGTTGTTTCATTATGTGAGGTGGCTTTGCTTTGTTTGGTTGGTTGTGGTATTGTCGCGCGCTTTGTTGCTCATGGTTTTTTGTGTTTGTCAAGTGTGTTCATATTCTGAGACGGGCTTGCTAGATCACTTTGGTTTGTGTTTGTCAATAGCATCTCACTATGTGAACGTGGTTTGCGTTTTTGGGTTTGTTGTGTTATGATGCGCTCTTTTTGTTTTTGTGATGTTGGTTACATTTGCTTTGCGTGTGTTGACATTCGTTTTTGGTTGTGGTATTCACGCGCGCGCGCGTTTAATAATAAGGTATAGGCGTGTGACCTAGTTCACACGTTTTTGACTTGACTAGGCGAGCAGACTGATATACTCTATATATGTCAGCAAGGGACGGGCCCTACTGACCGGATAGAGAGAGTGTGAAAATGGAAATCGTCCTATCGCTCAGCACTAAAGGCGCACTGGCTACCAGCGCGGCCGATATTAGGATGCTTGCGGAGGGATGCGAATCGCTTCCCTACACTAGCTATCGCGGTTGCGCTGAGCGCGCAACCTATGTCCTGCTTTTGAAGCACGCGAAAAATGCTGCTGTCTGTCTTGACGCGCTGTCTCGCTTCCGTAGCGACGTCTCGCTTTTGCTTCCTGCTCTCAAATTTGAGATTATGCGTGCGCTAACGCTGTACAACTGCATGCAGGATGGTGGGCTTGCGAATCAACTCAGGTCACGTCTCTTGTGTGCTCAGGAATGCGTGGAAGCTATCGGCAAGGGAGAGTGATAGTTTTAATTCTTGAAAGCTTCCCCGCCTTAATGGCAAGTTTTGATGTTGGTTCGATCCCATCGCGGGGAACGATGGCTCAGAGAATGTGAGCTAACACACAATAGAATAACTTGACAAGTCGAAACTGTTGAGTTATTCTTAATACATGAGCTAATCAGTGTGGTTAGCTACTGGATATCTCAGTTAGGGAGATGTTGAAATTGGCACGACAGAGTGACATTATGGACAAGGCCGTTTGCGACTTCGTACGACGTTTTGAGAATGAGGGAATTATTCAAGGCGTGAAGCGATGCGGAATGAATTTGGACGTTTACGCACCTACCCCTTGCGCAGCGCTTGAGTGTGGCGTTTTGGTTATGGACAGTTACGAGACGCCTATTGCCCGCGTGAACCTTGGTGAGCGTGATGAAAACGGATACTGCAAGGTCGAACTGTCTGCATACTATTACAATTACAGCGTTACGACTTCTCGCCACTTGACCTACTTCCTTAGTGCGTTGCGTAAGGCGGGCGTTATCGGGATGAATGTTTTTGAGCGTCGCGCCAAGCGTTACGATGTTGAGCAGCGCGCTATTGAAGCGCTGCGCGCCAACGGTGACAACCGCTATACTACGTGGTTCACACTCTGATCTTATTGGTTATCCCGCGTTTGATAACCTACCTGAAAAATGGTGGCTTGGGTTTAATTCCCAAGGCGGGAACGATCACACAAAAAAGACTTGACAACCTACAGTAGACACAGTAAACTTATAGGCATAAGGGAACAGCGAATTAAGGCAAACGGCCTTATCCCTTACATTCACAGAAAGACGAAAGACAAATGAGCTTCAAGACATTCACCGAAGAACAAACCAAGGAAGCCCAAACATTCATTGACGAATACAAGGCGACACTCTATAAAGCGTTTGAGTACATTCTTGAAAATTGGTACGATTACGACGCGGGAGACCTGAAGCCATTCCTAACCGACTACGCAGCGGAGGACGTGGCAGATGTGATCTATGAAGAAGCGGAACAATTTACCCAAGAGTGGCACATTCCCGAAACGGTAGCCGACTACCTAGCTCACACGAATTTTGGGCTCTGCGGCTCAACGCCTTTCGACTGGCTAGTTGAGGCAGCATTAGACTCAGAGAATGAAGAAGAGATGAACGACGCGGTGGCGCGCTGCATCCTGTGGGGATGCATGGCAACACAGGTTATTGAGGACTTTCTAACGAATGTTACCGTGACCATCTACGACATGAACGCTGAAATTGGCCGTGAATATGCAGAAGGATGGGGGGTAGCTGTAAAGCTGTTCGCATGACATAGACGCGGTTAGCCCGTGCAGATCAGTTTCTCACACGGGCTAACCAAACCAAGACAAAAAACAATTCCCATAAACCAAGAATTGAGGAACACAAAATGGGAACTAACAGCAAGACATATGCAGACTACATTGAAGAACGCGATAAGCTGATTGATCTAGCGTTAGGCGCATTGGACACCGACAGCCTACCTGAGATTAACGATCAGTTAATTGAGCTCGCTAACCAAGCTATCGCAGCTGGGTATGGTGATCGTATTGAAGCAGACCGAGACTACATCCCAACACAGATCACAATACACGCATCTGTTGAAGATGCAGTAAGGGCCTATGTGAAAGCGGGAGAGACCGGCAACATTTACCACGATAAGACTCTGGACATCTACATATTGGACTTGTCAGACCGGGACTTGCAGGGGTGGCTAGCCTACTTTGGACTCACGCTATGGGGAGACGCGGAACAGCCTAACGATGTCGTAGTTAACATGATTAACGCTATTGGCAGCCTTGGGACCATCCCCGAAGCTGAAGACTATCTAGACCTGTCCCGTATTGACGTGGTTAACGCTAAGCGCTTGACAATTGAGGACTGAGCTATTATGGCAACATTCATGCAACTATTGGAAATACTGTTAGCTTTCATCTTCTGGCTATTGAACTTCCTGAGAATCGGACTCATTGGAATTCTGTTCGCTATGCCAATTAGCCTAGCAACAGCCTGGTTCCTAGCGAAACACCCGAACGCTAACCCGTTTGACAACCATAAGCAATACTGATAAGCTAAGACCATAGGCGACATTGAAGAATAGGAAACATTGAAATACTGTCGCCTATGGTCACTCACAAAGAATTGAGGAACACAAAAATGGAAACCCCCGAAACCACTGACTACCTGATCATTGCACACATGCAAGTCCCCATCAACACGCGATACAACCTTAAACCCATGTCAATGTTCATCCCCAAGGATATGCACGTTAGCGAGTTTATCCAGTACGTTTGTGAGGATTCATACACGTTTGACGAGTTGGAAGATCTGGCTATGCCTGATGCTGCTGAGAAGCGACGCGACTACGGGCTCTCATACGATCGTATCATGTTTGTGCTGACAGCTGGACGGTTTATTGAACAACTCGCACAAACGTTGCCAGAAGTCCCCGCATTGACAGAGTACGCTTTGAAGGAAATGGGGATCACCTTGGAGCGCGTTCCGTTCCTGATTACCAAGGATACAGAATTTATCTTTGAGGAAGACGGAGTAATGACCACTGAAGTGTATGCTAACTTCATTTTCGGTTGGTATACTGAGTGCCTGTCATGCCTGATGCAGGATTACAGTATTGCGACTTCCTATCTTCCTACTGGCGACTATGGCCTGTTGGAAATGATGAATCTGTTCCTGTGGGAGCGTGGAATGTGGGAGATGGGCGAGAAATTGCAGCTTCCCAAGTTCAATATTCGATTCAACTGACCTGACATTCTGAGAGGGCGACTTACAGTGCGGAATTTTGATCTGATTATTGAGACCGACCGTCCCGACGTTATCGAGACCATTGTAAACGCGGTATTGGCCTTGGACAACACTGTCTGGCAGGATCAGACACTGAAGGCAACTGCAGTGGTTCCTGACAGTACGGGAGAGCCTGTGTTCAGGCAGCTTGCGGGAGATGTTGACACTGTGGACTTTGAGCCTGTATATTCTACTCATAGTGATGGTTGGTCGTCGTTCAACACTGTTGAAGATGAATACTAATCTTATTGAAAGAATGGACATGAAAATGAGTGACAACGGTTACACTATTGAAACCAGGGAGCGACTGAATGAGGCGACACGCAAGCTGAAAGTAAAAGTTGACCACTATCGAGACGTGGTTCCGCTTACGCAGGCGGGGATCGAAAAGTGTTTGAATCTCCCCGACGACTGGGACGCTCAGGCAGTGGAAGAAAACTGGACTACAGCAACAGAAGTACTGCTGGCAGTTCCGCTGGCATGTCAACTGGGGAAACAGACTCTCTACAGGCGCCGGGGTATTGAAGCTGTTACGCTTATCATCCAGTTGGATGACACGGTGGAAGCAGTAAACAACTTTGAGGACGCGCTAAGGGATGCAGTCAACGAAAACGAACAGGAGAAAACCGATGACTGAATTTCAGAGTATTGACTTCCAGACCTACACGGCAGTCCAAGAAGCAATCGCCGTATTGACCGAAGTGGACAAACTACCTTTCAGAGTGTCGAAAATGGGGAGCGGCCTAGCGGCGGCATACGCGGCACGGTTGCGTGAGCTGGCCGAAACGCCGGTGAGCGACGAAGATAACACGCCTTCTATTGACAGTATTAGGGCGGTGTGTGGTAAGATTACTGACATGCTACAGGTCCTTAAGTGGATGTGGGAAACGCTGCTAGTTGTAGCAGATGCTTACGATTACACGATACGCGAAGCAATTGACGTGCTGGAAACAGTGAACCGCGTAGCACTTGACCCCAACCCCGACAACAAGAACTAGCTGAATTCTGGAGGAACATGTTATGACACAAACTGAACAGCTGGACAAGCTGAACATGCTGGCAGAAGCGCTATCTGCCCTATTGAACGTGTACCGAGAGGACATTAAGGGTATTCTGTTTATGGAGATCGTTGACGACGGTATGCCAGACTGTTGGACGTTCCATAATGTTGGTACCCGTGGCGATACGTGGCTTAGCGTAGTACGGGAAGCGCGGGCGCGCGTCGATATTGACGAAGGACTGGAAAAGGGTGACACGGCGTGTAGCCGGGCGCGTAAGCGGCACTTACAGGCCATTTCAGTGGTCGCAGACGAGCTTGCTTGGGTTTTGGATAGGCTTACATGCGACATTGAGGCGACAGGGGAAGAAGAATGACCGAAACAAAAAGCACACTACAAAACGAACTAACCGCACTAAACAGGACACTACAGGATGCACTCAAAGCGTACCATAAGGAAACGGCGGATATCGGCTTTATTGAAGTGTTGACATTCCTGCTCCCCTTTGACTGGAATAAGGAATCAATTGAGAAGCGCGGCAAGACTGTTATCTTCGTAGCCCAACACGCTCACCGCGCGGTGTTGAATAAAGCTGTTGCGGAGAGAGAGGCCCGCAGGCAGGAGCAGCGTTACCGTTTGGACGCTATTGCAACAATCATTTATGATCTGAAAGCTAAGCTTGATGAAGCAGTTGAACTAGCAGAGAAAGGAGTGCTGTAGGAATGCACCGGATTGACCCCTACGAATTGAAGTACGGAAACCCCGACTGGTGCCACGACGCGCAACCAGACGGACAGAAAGTGGTTACGAGCCTTCTTGAAGATTTCAGGGCCAACCCCGACCAGTATCTCAACACATTCTGGTTTCCTGACAAACAAACAGGACAGATCTACAGTATTGACGACGCGATGGAAAACGGGTACCCGTTCGCCGCCACACTACACGACCATGCAGACCACACTAACCTACATGTGCGCTGGTGGATTGGTGGCAAGGAATACGTGTGCGAGTATAAACTCACTACTTGCTTCGTGCCGGGGGAAGAAGATGAGACTATTCCTGAAGTGGCTTTCACACGCATGAAAGAAGGTGTCTACGATATTGAAGGTAACGCGGGGCGCG